ACTCAATACTGTGAGGAAATTTTGACCTGGCATCCCTTGCCATAATTAGATCCTCACCTCCCGCGCCCATACTACGACTTTCAATATCTTCGGGATGAATATTAAGACATTCTATTAATTTTTCACGTACCCATTGTTGAAGACGACGACCTTTTGCTTTAGCAGATTGTGGACGCATAATAAAAAACCTCCTTCACGGAGGTATTTATCTATTCAGTTAAACCAGGGGTCTGGAATTTTTTCAGTAGAATGTCTAATATCCACCTTTGTTGATGGTTTAGATTTTCTATATTCTGCTGCTGTTGTTCCAGTTTCTCCTGTATCTTTTTTATTTTTTTCTTTCTCACAGTTTAAAACCAGCGAAAGTATCTTTCTTAACATCTTGTTTAATGCTCCCAATTAAATAGCTCTCAACCTCTGTCTCTTGAGGAGCAACCTGCATTCCCTTAGAAGATAACCAATGCTCTGTCCAAGGAAGAGGATTGTTAATAATAGGAGTGTCAAAAATTGCTTTGAGACCGATAGACTTCAGACGGCGGTTAGCAGTCCACTCAACATACTTAGCAAGCAGTTTGTCATTCAGACCAATAATAGATCCATCCTTGAACAGATATTCTGCCCATTGCTTTTCTTCATCAACACATTCTCTAAACATTTGATACACTTGTTCTTTCTCTTCTTTGGCAATCTGAACCATATCAGGATCATCACCTTCCTTCCATTTGTTTAGAATGTTCTGGGTGATGGTCATGTGTTGGCTTTCGTCTCTTGCGATAAGTCCGATGATTTTGGCACTTCCTTCCAAGAGTTTAAGTTCACCAAAAGCGAAAGAGCAGGCAAACGATACGTAGAACCGAATTCCTTCGAGGATATATACGTTCGCAACCGCTCGATATAGTTTTCTTTTGAGATCATAGAGTGTATCTTTTGCTGATGGTGTTCCTTCCAATTCGTGTTGCCATTGGTTTCCTGCTCCCCATTCTGTTGCTGCCTGTAAAAACTCATCATATGAACGAGTTACAGAGCGAGCACGTTGAAGGATCTTATCATCATCAAGGATCGTATCAAACACCTCAGAGGGGTCAGCATAAACATTCTTGATGATATGGGTGTAGGAGCGACTGTGAACCATCTCCATCGTCTGCCAGATGTTCATAGCACCCTCAAGTTCAGGAAGGGAACAGTAAGGCATAAATGCCATACCAGGACCTCTACCCTGAACACTGTCAAGAAGAATTTGATACTTCAGATTGGAAGTAAAGATATGCTTTTGTGCGGTATTTAAAGTTTGATAATCAGCACGATCTTTCTGAAGGGATACCTCTTCAGGTCTCCAGAAATATCCAAGCTGCTGTTGTGTCAGTTTGTCAAATACAGGATACTTGAACTTATCATAACGCTGAACCCCCAGAGGAGGTCCAAAAAACATTTTCTGTTTTGTGGTATCAACTTTATTTGTGTTGAATACAGTCATACCTTCTACGTTTTGTGGTTCTGTAACTCTAAATTTTACAACTGTCACAATCTTCTTCCTCCGTTTTGAAAATGTCGTCTAATAGATCTTTGATTGAATTTTTCTTTTCTTCTTCTGTTAAGAGAAGTTCATCACTCTTGATGTCATATGTATTCTGATAGTATGAGGTCTTCCAACCATATTTGTAGGTCTTCAGAAGATCGCCAGCCATTACAGATACTGGAACTTCGTTGTCATCATAGTTTTCTGGATTATAACTCCAGTTACCAGAAATTGCTTGGTCAAAGAATTTCTGCATCGCAGCAACGATTTTGATATAACCATCATTATCTTTCATGTCCCAAAGAAGAGTGTAGTTATTTTTGAGAGACCCATACTGCGGAACAATCTGCTTAAGGGGTCCTTTCTTACTCTTCTTAGTGGACATATAACCTCTTGGTGGTTCAATTCCGTTTGTGGCATTTGACACAACGGAACTGCTTTCTGAAGGCATTTGTGCTGACAGTGTGCTATGTCGTAATCCAAATGTTTGTATCTCGGAACGTAGAACTTCCCAATCATACTTCAGCGTTGGATCACAGAACTCATCAATGTCGCGCTTGTATGTATCAATTGGGAGGATACCGTCAGCATATTTGGTTCTTGAGAAGTACTCACATGCTCCCTTCTCCTTGGCGAGGGTATTGGAAGACTTGAGAAGATAGTACTGGAAAGCTTCAGTAAGGTCGTGGACGAGTTGCCATGCTGCTGGATCATCATAGTGTTCTCCTTGTTTTGCGAGATAGTGTGCCAATCCAATGTAACCAATGCCAAGAGAACGACGAGCTAGCGTAGATCTTCTGGCAGCAGCAACTGGATATCCCTGATAATCAATCAATTCTTCAAGACCGCGAACAGCAAGATCGCAAAGTTCTTCCAGATCATCAAGAGTTTTTAGTTTACCAACATTGATCGCAGACAAAATACAGAGAGCAATCTCTCCTTCTTTGTCATCAATATGATTAATTGGATCTGTTGGCAGGGTAATCTCCTGACAAAGATTTGACATATTAACCTTATCTTTGAAAGAAGAGTGAGAGTTACAATGATCAATATTCATAATGTAAATGCGACCAGTCTCTGCTCTCTCCTTCAGGAGGTCCAGAATGAGTTCTTGAGCGCCAATAGTTTTTCTTGGAATAGTTGTATCTCGTTCAAAAGATACATATAACTCGTCAAATCTATCAGTGCCAAAAGCATCATACAGACCAGGAACATCATGGGGAGAGAAGAGTGAGATTTCTTGATCTTGGATGAAACGTTCATAGAACAGTTTTGAGATTTGAATTGAGTAGTCTAACTTACGAACACGATTATCTTCGGTTCCTTTATTGTTTTTTAATACAATAATATCTTCTATTTCTTTGTGCCAGATTGGAAAGTGGACAGTAGCACTTCCACCGCGAATCCCGTTTTGTGTACAGCATCTAACAGTTGCTTCAAACTTTTTGAGGAATGGGATAACACCTGTATGAGTAACTTCTCCCCCTCTGATCTTGCTGTTGATGCCACGGATGCGACCTGCGTTGATACCGATGCCCGCCCTTTGACTAACATAGTAGCCGATAGCCATGTCACTGCTAAAAATGCTATCGAGGGTGTCATCAACATCAACAAGAACACAGCTAGCAAATTGTCTGAGTGGTGTCCTAACGCCCGCCATAATGGGGGTAGGGATGTTGATCTTGTGCTTTGAGATTGCGTCGTAGTATCTCTTGACATACTCTAACCTGTCCTTGCGATAGTTCTGGAACAAAGTCGCAGCAATCATCATATACATGTATTGTGGAGTTTCATAAAGATCCCCACTGCTACGATCTTGAACGAGATACTTATCTACAACCTGACGTAAACCAGCATAGGTAAATAAGAAATCTCTTTCATGATCAATAAAGCTGTTGATCTTGTCCCATTCTTCTTTAGTATATTTACCAAGAATTTCTTTGTCGTAAATTCCCTTCACAGCACACTTGAAGGCATGATCCAATATGTGAGGATAACCATTCACCCAAGCAGATCCAAATACTTGTTTGCGAAGTCCGAATAAAAGTAGTCTGGCAGCAACAAATTGATAGTTTGGACTATCAAGGCTGATCAAATCACTGGCAGAACGAACAAGAATTTCTTGAATGTTTTTGGTTTCAATACCATCAAAGAATTGAAGACCGGAATTCATTTCCACTTGAGAGGCACTCACACCGCTCCCTAACCCCTCGCAAGCTTCTTCTACCATCTTATGGATCTTATCAAGATTAAGAGGTTCTACAGACCCATTACGCTTGCGAACTTGAATGTTGTATCCGTTTGTCATACCTTTTTCCAATTGTTTAATTTGAGAGTTGCTTCTAATCCACTGTAGATATTACATTCTACTATATTTTGAACGTCTCGACCAGCAAGGGACATATCGTTCAAATCTTTTTCTACTACACCGTTAGGATAAATCACCACTGAATATCCTGCTTTAATTACCTTCTCATATTTTGCTACAATCTCTTTGTTACGTGGTTCATTATCAAATACAAATACAGTATCTTTTGAAAATTGAGACAATGAAACATCAGAACCCGCCATTGCTAATCCGTTCTTTATGAACATACTATCAAAGGGTCCTTCTGTTACAAATAATCTCTTGTCGTAATTTACTCTGTCCTGTCCGAAAATCTTTGGTTGCCCTTCGTCCAGCATGATCGTGATGTATCTGAGTTTTGCTTTAGGAGCTAGCGATCTGCCTTGGTATCCAAAAAGGTTACCTTCTTTGTCTCGGAAAGGAATGATAATTCTGGGACTATCTTGACGAAGAGTTTCAAAGATTTTCTTTTGTTTATTTGTCCACTCTTTAAACTTTGGACAATAATAGAAATAATCTAAATCTTTGATACCTCTATTTTCAAGATACTCTCTCGCCGGGTGAGAAATATTTAGGTCCGAAATTTTTTCAAGATCAATTGAATTTTCAGTTTTAGTGAAAAACTTTGGTTCCTGAAAATTAAAGACTGGGTTTGGAATTGTGGTTCCTTTGCCAGTCTTGCCATCCTTGAATTTTTCCATCACGTATTGATCATGAAGGAATGTGTCTTGGTCTTTTAGAAAGTTAGAGAGGGTTCTACCTGCTCCACAATTATGACACTTAAACACAAAATCATTCTTGATCTTGAACAAATATCCTCTTGCCTTATTTCTACGCTTCTGACTATCTCCACAGTATGGGCACCTGAAATTATACAGGTCTGCTTTTTTGCGTGTAAAGAGAATAAGGCGAGAGGATACAAGTTGAATGTATTTTACATCAATAAAAGAACTCACTTAACAAGGTCTATACTTTCCTGTATATTAGCATCTCGCTGAGGCATTGTCAATATACTGCCAAAAAATTCAGCAGATCCAAGAATTATGACCGCAGCCATAGATACTCCAACCACCATCCATCTAAATTTAATGAGTTCAACAACTCTATTTTCTACTTTTTCAATTCTTTCAATTACAGCAGCATGTTCTTTGCTATTGCTTTCGCGCATTTCTTCGACCATCTTAACGATTAGTTCGTCTGCGCGAATGCCTTGCTCTATTTTTTCCTCATGCTTTGCGAGGATAAGTGCGACTTTTTGATTACCTTCGCTAATTTTTTCTACCGCTCTTTCAAGTTTGTCAAGCATCTCTTTAGAGAGATCTTCATAGATCTGAAATTTTCCTTCTAGAACAGCAAGATCTTTTTGCTTGTCTAAACCGAATGGCATTGTAGTAGTCTCCTCTTTAAACGTTGCGAACAGCAAAGTCAAGAGCAGATTGGAATGTGGAAGCATCCTTATTCAATAGGTAACGGAACTGGTTTTGCTTCTCATCATCTAGCTGAGCATAACAAGCGGCAATGCGTTTTGCCGAGAAGTTGTCTAAGTTTTGAGTGCTGCCATCGCTAAACTGAATTTTAGCGAAAGAAGCTTCACCGCTTGGGTTCAACTCAGATGTTGCTACGTCTAAAGCAACCTGTATAACATCTTGATTTTCCATCATCATATTTCCCGTTGGTTCAAATGAGTTTTTTTGTACGCGCTTCTGCTGCTCAGATGCTTTCTTTTTAAAATCAGCAAGACGAGCTTTCATGAGAGTATCCATTTCTCTCGTCTTGTTCATCATCTTTTCTTTCGCTTCTTTACGCTTCTTCTGAAGATCTTTCTGACGGTTCAGCTTCTTCATCTGACCGATTTGCTTTTGTGCTCTCTCTGTTTCAGAGGGAACTGCTTCAGAAATAATTTGTTCTTCTATATGTTCTTTCATTTTTCTGCGTTGAATACGATTAAAGAGAGCACGAGCACCTTTTGTGCGTCCGTCGATTTTTTCTTGGTTTGCCTTCTTATATCTACGATGTTGTTTAGGATTGATTAATACAAAAGCAGGTGGTAACTGAAGGGATGAACCATCACCGGCAACCATTTCATTTAGATTAAGTTCAGACTTTTCAGACATTCCTGGTCAACATCCTCGTTAAGTGAAGGGGGTAATCTATTTAGAAACAACATAAATGCTCTAATTTGTGACCAATATGTTGCTTCAGTTTTATAAAAAAGCAGCGGTGTTGCTGCGTCATCAAATACATTATACAATACTATCACATGATTTAGAATGAGATGAGTTTTCAATTCACCCGTCGTTTCGTATCTCTTAAGTAATCTTTTGATGTATTTGAAGCGTTTTAAGTCTTCTTCAAAATCAGCGTAAGTTACAGACGACGGGTTATGATAATTTTGAATGGCAAAGAACAACCAATTCTCATGATTTAATTCACTAATATTCATTTAGATCATGCTGCGGTAACAGTTAAAGTTGCTGCGTTAGAAACAACTTCTTCGGCACCAGCAGATGATGTAATTCTGACACGATACTGATAACCGTTTGCTGTTGTTGTAAGACCGGTGAGAGCAAGTGAAGAACTTGTAGCACCAGAAACGTTTGCCCACTTAGCAGTGCTGCCTGCTTTACGCTGCCATTGATAAACAAGAGATCCAGTGGTAGCAGAAGCAGTAACAGAGAATGTATGAGCAGCAGTAGCAACAGTAGCAACAGTGATTGTGAGATCATTGGTTGGTGAAGTTCCACCAAGAGCTGTTCCAAGAACTGTAATGGTATCATTAGCAGCAAATCCGGAACCAGCAGCAGTTTGTGTAACTGTGTAAGTTCCGCCAGCACGAGAAACATTGAATGTTGCTCCAGTTCCAGAACCACTTGTTGTATAAGCAACGTTGGTGTAGGAAGCAGTTCCAGCAGCAGCAGTTCCAGCAACAGTTCTGGTTAGAATACCACCAGCTGGTGTGTATGTAGTAGCACTTGCTGGTTGTCCAGAGATAGTGATGGCAGATGCTACGTCTGCTGCGATGGTGTCATCGGACTGAGTTTCGTTAGCATTGGTATCTGGATTAGCAATGGTAACGAGATGCTCTGCTTTATGGCGAGTGTTGCCTTCACAATCAGTATATGTAAAATACGACCACCAACCAGGAGCGTTAATTCCACGCTCTTTATTTTCTGATAATGCGGCTTCGGTATTATCTACAAATACAATTGTTTTTGCTTGTGATGACGCAGCAACGCCTCTTTCAGCTTTTGTTTTATTGGTGTTGCTGTCAGTTCTTCCGTACAGAGACATCTAATTTCTCCAATGAGATCTATTTTCTAATTTTATTTATAAAAAAGGGGGATTGGATCCCCCTTCTTATTACTTACAGTTCTTGAGAAGAGCTGTTCTTACAGTGCCAGCAATCAAGTTATCAACGTCATTATCGGTTGATGCTGCGTAGCGATCTAAAAGATCACATACAAGTTTTTTTGTGTGGCAAGAGGCAATAGCAGCAAATAAAAGTGGCTTAACAAGTTCTACGAGTTGACCGAGCATGATTAGAGACCAAAATCTACAAAATTATTTATGATTTATTTGCCTCTAACACTCATCATGTAATCGGTAGCTGTCTGAACATAGTCTGCTGCCATCGTGATTTTCGATTGAACCCACTCAGGTAGATTGTCAGCAGGTTGTAACATATCATGTAATTCCTGAGCATTACGAATAATTCCTTTCAATTGGGTCTTTGCCATATCTCCTTCATAATCATATTCACCCCTGTCATAATTTTCTTTCTTGATATCTGGGTGAGGAGAATAAAGTGGTCCTTTGTAGTTGCCAGCAAATCCTTCGTTTGTAGCTCTGGTGGTCATACCCTTCTGACCATCGTTGATTGTTGGCATCACTTCAACGGTTGCTTTCTTTTTACCTTTGCTTTCTTTCTTTTCGCAACCGCACTCTTCACAGAATTTCTTAAAGGATTTCATGACTTCTTCATTGCCATAATTTTACTAATCTTCTTGCGACGAGCAGCAAGATACTTATCTGACTTATCCTTGTCACCGTCGTTATCAATATCTCCATCTTCCTTGCCGACAGGATCCATACCTTCTTTCTTCATCTTGTTCTTATGCTTCCAAGCAGTAGCATAAGCAATTGACTTTTCTTTATCAGTCAATTCACCATCCTTAGAATATGACTTCTTGATGTGCTTGACCATACGCTCTGACTTAGCACCAGGAGGAGCAACTTCAGCAAGATCTTCTCCACCTTCTGGTTCAAAACCAGCCTTGACACAATCATTAACTTCTTTGCCACCCTTTACTTTGGTGCCAACTTTCTTGTAACCTTTCCAGCAAGTTTTGAAACCGTTGTCATCTTTACCGTCCATCTTGACTTTCTCAATGACATAGACTTCACCATCAATCTCATACTCTTCTCTTTCAAGAACTTCGTACTCTTCTTTGGTTGCTAACTGTGCCTTTGGACTTTCTTTCTTAGCAGTCTTTTTCTTGGTAGTGGTGCTCTCAATCTCTGCTCCATGTGACTGAGGATCCATGCCATCAAATGGTGCTTCACTGATTGTATTTGGAGTTTGGAAACCGTCACCCTCCATCCAACGACCAAATGCTTCCATCAATCCGGAAGAAAACTCATCATTATTTTGAACTGTATTAACTGGCTTCTGATACTTCATTGTTGTAGTGAAAGGTTCTCTTTTGATTATTTATAGATCTTACATTCCTAATCCACTCACGGAACATTTCACCATCTTCTGTAATGATGATCGCATAATTTCCACCAACTCTATGAATTATTCCCTTCTCTCCGTTGCGTGAAGACATAACAACATCACCTTCCTTAAAAACTTCCTGCTGCCTTTGTTGTTGGCGCAGTGCTTCTTCTCGTAGTTTTTTAAAATCCTTCATTTAATCCCCAATCCTTCCCTAACTTCTTTCATTAAATTCATCATTTCTTTGTCGTCTAAAGTAGATGGTATACCTTGTCTAAACACAGCAACATTTGCGTTTGTTGCTGCCTCTCTCATTTTGCTAGCTGACATTCCAGTTGCTCCATCAGCATCAGGATCTCGTTCGCCAGCAGATTTTGTTTCAAGAGATCTAAATGTATACTCAGTTCCGTTATAACGTTGAATCAAAGTGTCCATTTCTGCTACACGATCACTACCAACAACAAGAGTAAGATCTGAGTATTCACCTTGTAGACTTTGAAGAACTTTAATAATCGTCTTCAAGTCCGTATCTAACATAATATGATCCTTGTGTGTTGGAAACATTTTTTTCATGTATCCCACTTTTTGAGCAGAAGTTAAAGGATTTTTTTTCTTATCTTGAGTGTGACTGGTATAGATTTTATAGTCATCGGTTCCAGCAATCCTCGCCACGGCATTGATCAATTTTTCATGACCAATCGTGGGAGGATTGAAGCGACCGAAAGTAATGACTACTCTCTTAAACATTTTTATTAGTATTTAGTTTCCTTTCACCCAGTTCTTTTGGAGAGTAAAGTTTGCCTGACTGAATTCAAGGCGGTCAACTAACTTGGTAGCAGAACCATCCTTGATAGCTACAAATCCTTCTGGAGCAGTAACTTTAAATCCATCATCAGTGCGAAGGAACGTGCGAGTGCTGTCAGCAGATTCCAATTTCTTCACAAAGAGATTTTTGGCATTCTGAAGAATGACGTAGAGAGTAATCGTTGCCTTGAAACCAGCGATGTTAGATTCCACGAACTCGATACCATCATAGAGTTTCTTCAATTTAGCAGCCTTGGTTTTCTCCTGCTTCACTTTGTTAACTTCCTTCATCATCGTTTCATGATAAGCATTCTTAAAGTCATTGATAAATTTGTTGACATTATTGATACGTTTGCCTTCTCTTACATAGGTATTGAAGTAAGTTTTCAAACGAGTGCCAACGCTAAAGTTATCGTTGGAATTAATTTGGGCAGATACTTCATCCAAGAAAGAACCGGCACTGCGAAGAGCAACAGGAGCAGTTCTCTTCATATTCTGAAGAGTTTTACGCTCGTTAACAGTCAAGATCATATTGCTGCCTAAAGTATCAACCTCAGCACTAATTACAAATACATCATCACTATTGGTAAAAGTATTTACATCGACCCCAAACGTCGCGTAAGAACTGGCAATACTTCCACCAACATAACGAGTATGAAATACAACACCAATCTTAGATCGCTTTGCTTTATTGTATGCCGAAGTTTCTTTGGGTATGGCATATGTAATAGTGTTAGGAGTAAAGGTAAGATAATCTACTCCGTCTATCTTCTCTACTTTAGCATCGTCAGTAAAAAGTAAATCTCCTTGAATAATACCTCTGATATTAAGTTTAGGAAAATACTTTAGAGCAACTTTAAGTTTTTCAACAAGACCAGGAGAATTACCATGATTTTTTTCAATATCATCATTGGTATAATTTATCTTAGGTTCTGTCTTATTAAAAACAGATTTAGTACCAACAAAAAATTTTTTGTTTTCCGGATCAATGCCGCAAATTATAGCAGGAGCTCCATCCCACTTCGTCGTGATTTTAAAGTTACTGGTTTGAGTGCCACTAAAAGTTTTGGTGAGGGCGTCAAGAAAAGCAAACGCATCCTTAGCACCTTCCTTTCCATCAAAAAGGATACTGTCTTCTAAGTGTTCTAAGTGCGTGTTCTTGCTCATGCTGGGTTCATTTGATAGTTTCCGTTGCGATCTTTTGATACGATGAATTTAGCGGAGCGGCTCGCTCTCGGTTGAACCACCACTCTAGCACCTTGGATGCCATACTGTCTTCTGTCGCCTTTGTTAATAAGCATTAATACTGGTTCATAATCGCCAGTCATAGGAGTTGGGTTCATAACCAAATGAGCGGACATTTCTAATTTATATTTACTTCCTATTTTTCTTAATGATGGTGTTCCTTGTAAAACCCCAGTACAATTAGATATTCCATATGTAGAAGTTCCAAAATTTTTCCCATAAACAGATTCCATTTTTAAAGCATTATCTTGAATTTCCATCATCGCAGTAAAACCCTTTCCACTAGATTGTTGAAAATCATACTGCATTCCAGAACCGCAAAAATAAGAAAGATATTTTGCGAAAGATCTAATTTCCGGAAATTTATCCAACGTTTCATCTGCGCCATCCTTATCATTTGCGTAATGACTAACGCCACCCCATTGTTGAAAATGGCTTGCGCGTGATCCTTGCTTATGAGAAAACCAAGCAACATCTACAAGTTTTCTATTTTCTAAAGCAACAAAAGCAAGATCCGCTTTAACGTTTCCTTCAACTTTATTAACTCCAACAATATTAGAAAAAGTTTTATTTCCTATTTGTAAATCTATCATAGGAACACCAAGATCATCAAGTGCTTTATTAAAGGTGTTTATAAAATCTGCTTCTCCCTGTTCAGTCGCTGATGGGTTATTCAATGAATACGAAGAGTCAATTGTATTCACATAAAATTCTAGTTTACCCCAATATATTCCAGGTTTACTTCCACCAGAAACTTTTCCCCCAAAACCAACATCTATTCCCATTCCATTATCTTTTAAAATTTTTCCACTATTAACAGAACTAGCAGTTGATTTTGTTGTTGTTGTGTAAAAGTTTACACGAAAAGGAGCTTTAGCTAGATCATATGGATTATTTTTAATTAACTCTTCTATTTTTTTTAATATACCATTTTTTCCAGAATAAAAATTTTCAAATGAAGTGAACCTTTTTGGTTCAAATTCTATAAACTCTTTACTTTGTTTCCACCTGCCATTTACTTTTTCTGGTATACTAATACCAACCATTTTGAAATAAACTTCAACACCGCTATCTTCAGACAATCTATTTCTATCTAACAAAATAAATGGTCTATTATTTTTAATTCTATTGTATATGACCTCAAAACACTGTTTGTATCTTTTGGTAATTTCTCCCCAAGTTAATCCTTTGCCGCCAGCCATATAAAAATACCTCCCTGCTAGTATTTAGAGGGAGGTTTATAATTACAGATCGTCCTCTGCTCGGTTTTCACTGTAGTAGATATCAAACTGACCACCAGGATATCGCTTCTCCAGCTTCTCTACATTACGAGCAAGAACTTCATCAAAGGAAATATCAAGAGCAAGAGTTGCCTGAGCAACATACCACATAATATCACCCAACTCAATAATCAGATGCTCTCTGTTATCATCATTCCAGGGTTTACCTTGAAAGATCATCTTCTTAATAATCTCAAGAAACTCACCACCTTCAGCATTAATACCAACACCAGCAGTCAACAGGCGTTCAATATTGGCTCCTTGTCGATCAAGTTCCACAATGCGATCGGCAAAATCAACAAAGTTTGTTGAGGCATCCGAGGTGACGGCAGCAACAAATTCTTTGTAACGATTAAAATCAATAGTCATACATTCCACTCAGCAAATTTAGATAAACGGTTTTGTGTTTGGGCAAATTGAGAAAACTCTTCGCCGGGGTCTTCACTATCAATGCTGATAGCGGAAGCATCATCTGCTACATCATACAGCTTCATCTTCGCTCTGTCAATTCCCACCATGAATTTTCGTGAGGAAGTTGGGTCATTGTATCGGTTTTTAAGTTGTTTGACCATGAGGCGACCTTGTTGTTCAAGTTCCTCAGTAGAGATAAGGGCAAACATAAAGTCAGCAGTGGCAGGAAGACCAAAAGACTCAGAAGTATCGGTAAGGTCAGGGTCAGAATTACCGTAACCACTACGAGTAGTTTGAGTAGCAGAGACAATTGGTACATTATTCTCCACAGCAAGACCGCGAAGCTCTTCAGCAATCGCTTTGACATACGTGTAAGAATTAACAATCGCACCCTTATACCTCGCGCTCGCGCAGATGTTAAGATAATCTATGAATATTATATCAGGTTTGAAACTTTTTTTCAAGGACAAATCTGAAAGTAATGCCTTAAAATGACCAGCATGGGCAGATGCCGTTGGATATTCTTTGATAATAATTTTACCTCTGGTCTTTCTGGCAATCTCCTGAACTTTTGAAGTGAAAAGAACTTGAGGAAGTTCAGCAAGATCTTTAACATTGACATTCAGTAGGTTCGCGTCAATTCGCTCAGCAATTTTCTCCTCTGCCATTTCACATGTAATGTAGAGTACGTTACGCCCCTGTGTGAGGGCGGCAGCAGCCATATGGCACATGAATAGACTTTTCCCGACACCCGTACCAGCAAGAGCGATGTTGAGAGTTTTATTAGGGAGACCACCTTTGGTAATAAAGTTAAACTTCTCAAGATCAAACGGGATCTTTTCTTCAACACGGTGGTAGAAATCATAACGGTCTTCTGCTTGTTCAATGTAATCGTGTCCTATGTGTTCGTCAAACGATACTGCCAGGGCCTCTTGTAAGATACTGGGGATCGCATCCTTTGATAATTTTTTATCACCTCCATCTGCGATCTTGATAGACTGCATGAGAGCGAGGTAGATAGCTCTGTCTTGGCACCATTTTTCTGTGGCATCAAGGAGCCATCCGTAGTCAACCCATTCGTCTCCAAGGGACTTGAGGGTAGATAACGAACTCTGAAATGTATCTTCTGTAAGATCGTTTCTGGACTGTAGGTTGATTGAGAGAACTTCTTGAGTAGGTACTTTGTCATACTTACTGGCGAAGTCAGCAACCTCTTCAAATAAGATGCGTTCATGGTATTCGTTGAAATAGTCTGCTTTTAGAAATGGAACTACCTTGCGGTAATACTCCTCATTGAAGAGAAGATTACGCAAGATAGTTTCTTCAATACGTTCCATTTTATTATACTAATAATTGATTTGTCATCGGATAATAGTTTAGATTTATGACGCATCTATACTTTTCATCTGTACATGTTGTTCCAGAATGCTTTAAGTTACTGGGAAATATTACTATTCTATTGAATTTACTATTTACAATATCACCATTTTCAAAATATGTGTATCCATTATTTGTGTTAATGTAATATATCGCTGTCAAAGCATTCGGAAAAGTATGATCTGTATGTAAATGATTTTTTTCTATATTTTTTGTTTTTGATTGAAAGTTAGATTTAATTTTTATAAGAGATGCTATTGATAAATTTTTTATAAAACCAATATTAACTAAGTATTCATAAAATGGTGATACAGGTTGTCCCTCTTTATAAAAGAAATGAATAAATTGGTATCTATCATCGCATTGAGATGATACTATATTATTACAAAAAAACCACGGAAACTTAGACGATAAAATCGTATTTTGTAAATCTAATGCCAATCGCTCATCTAAAAAATTATCAAGTATTTTCATTTATGATCCATAACCAAATTCTTTCCTTGCTGCTTCTTCTAATTGTGCCATCACTTCTTCCGTGAAATATTTCTCGGGATCGGCAAGAATAACAGAAGGATAAACAGAGGATTCACCAACAACGATACGATTTCCTTTACGAGTGAATACTCCGTGCTCCTCACCCAGTTCCAATAGTCCGTAATAGCGATCCAATCCACGCTCGTCAAAGAAAAGTCTTGTGGCAATTTTACTACCCTCCTTGGTTAGTCGTGACTTCTTAGCTTCACACTTAATAATGTTCCCCACCACTTCTGTGCCGTCCTTCTCTTTCGACTTGGACAAATATATGATAGTCGATGCTGCGTACTTTAGTCCAGTACCACCACCCATTTCTTTTTGTGGCACATACGATCCGATCACATCATAAGTATGGTTGGTCACGATCATGGGAACATTTGCTTGCCCAAGTTTTAGGGTCAGCACACGGAAAGCACCTTTGATTAGTTGTGATTTAGTCATGTCACGAACTTGCTTGTCGTTGGCAACATCTTCCATCTCTTTGGTGGTAGAAAGCATACCAAGACTATCCAGGACAAACATCAACGGTTGACGTTCATCTTTTGGTTCTTTGAGGTACTTGTCAAGAATACGAACTGCTTGTGTTCTAAACTCTTCAATTGTTCCGACAGGAAAGATTACCATACGCTTACTATCAATCCCACGACTTTCAATCATATCGCGGGAAATAGCAGACTCACTTTCAAAGTAAATGACGCCACCATCAGGGTTAGCATTAAGAAAACTGCGAACGAGAGACAAAGCAAAAAATGTTTTTCCAGTGCTTGTTTCCCCAGCCAGTGCGGTGACTTTGTTAGATGGGATCCCACCAAAGATAGATCCACTAACCAGTGCGTTAAAAATGAAAGAACCCGTATCAACAAAAGTAGTAATGTCACCAGCGGCAACACCATCACTAACCAGAGCAGCATACTCATTGCCACTGTCTTTAATAACTGAATCTAAAAATCCCATTGTTTTGCCTCATCTTCGTACATATTAACATAAGAATAGTTGTTGCTCATCATTTTAGCAAATGCTCTGGCAGTTTCATACTCCTCAAAGCACTTGATGCTATCTGGACCAATCTGCCCAACAACATGATTGGTCCAACTCACAACCCAGACATTCATTCAAAGAAGCTCCCAATCGTAACTACTTTCTCGTGTTTCCATCCAATACATTCTAACACATTTTTGAGTGGTTCAAGAAAAGACTTTTCAAATTGTGTTTGATAGTCTACATATTTTTCAAGACCAAACTCCTGTGGTAACTCACCAAAGAAACTAATACAGTTCTCGTGAATTGTATTGGGGGTTTTAAGATACATAAACTTGATCTTTTCTCCCTCTTGAATAAGTTGATGCTTGTGTTCAATCTTATGTTTTTTGACATAATGATTATAAAGCAGAGCACCTCTTACATGAATGGGGGTTCCTTTTCTGTAAATTTCTGTGGGGTGACGATACTTTGCCAAATTGTTAACTCCTCTGGGGAAGGCAACTTCTGAATAGGGTCGCTTTCTGGTTTCATCACGGACAACATTGATGAAATTGATGAGTTCATCATTTGTCTTGCCGATAATAATCTTGAAGGCTTCATACAATTTGTCTCTGAAATATGCCGGAGTTGAAGATCTGGCAGTTTCAAGACCCATGATTTTCATCTTTGGGTCGGCATATCTAACACCTTCACTATCCCATACATTGAGAATGTAACGCTTCTTTGCTGTCCAGATGCCACGGTCGGCAATGTTCTCCCGTTTCATCTGCATCTTCTGATCATACGCATTCATATAATCAGCTAGTTCTTGATAGGACTTTTCAATGAAAGGTTCAATCTGTGTCTGACATGCCTTGTCAAGAAAAGAAACGATCTTTGCTTTCTCTGGCAATTTGTCGCCAAAGACATTTTGAACAAGAGCATCAAGACACAGATAAATGCTATCAGTATCAGAAGCAATCACATAATCAACGTCACCAGTCTTCAACACCTTATTTAGATATTGGTTCATTTTGTTCTCAATCCAACGAATTGAGAGCTGACCAGATAAGGTGATCGCTTCAGCATTTGCTAACTTATAATAACGGAAGTGCTCGTTACCGATAGCACCATAGGCAGAGTTCAGAGAGATCTTCTTTGCCATCTGAATGTTATTGTATCTGGCAATATCTTTCATGAGTTCCACGGTGGGTGTCTTCTCATACTGCTGTTTAGCAGCAAGCATTTTCTTCTTGTAGATGACACGACCATCATACATTTTCTGCATCATCTGAGGTAGGAACCCGTGAACGTCTTTGCGATACTGTGCTCCATTAGCGGCGACACAATGATCTCCCTCAATCTTTACTTTTTTATTCAAAAGATCATCAACGTTTGCTCCAGAGTGTCTCTCGTCTAACAAAGTCTCGGGGGAAATATTGTACTGCATGATCAAGTGCGGATACAGACTATTAAGGTCAAAAGAAACAACCCAGTCATAAAAACCAGGAATAGGTTCTTTCACATATGCTCCAGCATACTTGGCATCCTTAACAGCTTCCTTTTTGGGAGGAATAGCAATCTTGCGCTTCAGTAGTTCAACAAAAATGTAATTGTCCCACATGCGAACTTGTGAGAAGACATCTTCATAATTTACTTTGGCGTCATATGCCATAGTAAACGCCAAATCAAGAAGCTTCATCTTGTCATCTAATTGATCTACAAGGCGAACGTCATGAATGTTGTATTCAATAAACTTCTGCCAGTCGTTTTCGTAGAACTCTTTGAATGTATCAAATTCACTGTGATCCAGTTTGTTGGCACCAAGTTCTACAAAAGCAATATGATCAAGACGATAACTCTCTTGGTTTGTATAGGTGAATTTTTTATACAACTCAAGATAATCCAATGTAGAAATGCCAAGAGTATCCACAGCAAACTGCTTACGACCTTTGATAAAGATCTCTCGTTGAGACACAAGTTTCCAAGGAGAAAGAAGTTT